TCCACAATGTTGGCCAGCTGGTTCCAGATAGTATCACTCTTAGCGTAAAACGCTGCGCCTGCAGCATAGCCGCTCTTAATTTTTGCGCGCATTTTGGTCATGTCGGTATATTTAATACCTACATTGTTGGCTACGGTGTAGGTTGCTACCTGCGGAGTGCCGTTTTCTGCTTCCAGTTTTGTGATAACGCCCAGCGGTTTCGGTTTGTCGGTAGTGCCGTTGCCTACGCCTGCGCCGGTAACAAGGCCTGCTGCCAGAGCGTTTGCCATTTTATCGGCAATACGTTTGGCAACGTAGGACAGAAATTCGTCCACGGCCATCTTTTTCAGCTTCCAGGAAACTTCGATGGCCTTGGCCAGTTCGCAGCCCTTCAGCGTAATCTTAGTGTTAACGACTTTCTCCGCGGTCACTGCGTCTTCGTCATACCATGCGCCGTCATTGCCTGCAGTAGACTCCAGCAGGATATCAACGTCGCCGGGGATGTTGGTGCCTGCCAGATCCGCAATAATCGGATGCAGTTCTTCCATCTCGGTCCAGATTCCCTGTTTCAGAGTGGTAGGCACTACAACATGGTTTTCTTTCACGGTGGACGTTGCATTACGTGCGCCGAAAATGTTCTGCTCTTCAGCAGACATTTTTACGCCCATCATGTAATGCGCAAATGCCTGGGTATACAGCTTGTCCTCTTCAGCTTTTGCATTGGACACGGGCGCGATCGGCGCAGTGTTCAACGCAGCCGGAACGGCAGGAGCTGCCGGAACCTGAGAGCCGTTCAGGGCGGCAAAGTTCGCCTGTGCCTTAGCCAGCGCCTGAAATTTTTCATCCAGCTCCATAACTTCCTTTTCTGCCGCAGACGCTTTTACTGCATCGCCGGCGTCGATTGCTGCCTTCATTTCTGCCAGCAGCTGAGCGCGTTTTGCTTCGTACTCTTTTTTGTTCATTTTGTTCCTCCATTTCTTAATGTTAAATAATTGTATTTCTGCCGGAGCAGATCTAAAGCAGCAGTTTTCTGTTGCTCGTCGACTGTGTTTCTTGCCTTCATGGCTTCCGCCAGCATGGCGATCTGGCCGGTCGTTAACATAACCGCACCGCCTGCCGCCGCTGCCGGCTGTTCTTCCTGCTGAAACAGAATTTCATCAGCAAAGTTTTTCTCTTTTGCCTCTTCCGCGCCCAGCCAGGTCGTTACATCCATCATTTTCAGCACTTCTTCCCTGCCCATACCCGTCTTGTCAATGTAGGCATTTGCAATGGATTCGTCCAATTTCGCAAGGTCGTCAGCTGTTTTGTACATGTCGTTTGCGTCGCCTTCTGTCCAGGAGTGCGCTCTGTGAATCATCAGCTGAGACACCGGCGACATGCGCACGGTATCTGCCGCACAGATAATCAGAGACGCTGCAGATGCCGCTATGCTCATAACGATAGCGGTAACATTTCCGCTGTACATTTTCAGCCGGTTGTAAATTTCCATGCCGGCAAAAACGTATCCGCCCGGAGAGTTGACTTCCAGCTCGACGTCTTCCCCGCCAGCCTCTTCCAGGAACGCTTCCACTTTGGCCGGAGATGTAGCTTCCCAGCCAATCCAGTCGTATATGCCCTGATAATCGGACGGGATAATCGTGCCTTGAATTTTAAGCTTTTTTGGCATTATTCTTTACCTCCTTCCTTTACGACTTTGGTATCTAACCGCCGGATCGGTTTGTCGCCGCCTTCGATTGGTGACAGGTTCAAGATTTGTCGCCACTCGTTTGGCGTTAAGGCGCCACGGTCAACCATCTGTACCAGATTTAATTTGCTGGACATACTGGCATATTGCAAGCTGGTGTTGTCCATCGTGATCCGGTTCCCCCTGTTGCGCTCCCATCGGCTAAATAGTTTGCGCGTAAACTCTTCCGCCATAGCCTGTGCAAATGGTTCGATTACGTTTTCAAAATACGCATTCCATTCGTCTTCTGTGTAGCTGGAGTTAATGATTTTTTCGTTGGTGCCGAAATATGCCATCAACCGCTTGTTTACAGCGCTCATAACCGTAGCGTTTGGCACGTAGTCATGCGGCTCTACCTGTTTCGCTTCTGCATCCGCTCCGGTCGCTGCCACGCCGATGCTCCCGTCTTCCGTGTTCTCCGTGTCCAGAAAGCTTTTCGCAAATTCTTTGGCGCGAGTACGCAGGTCTTCCGGCTTCATCCCACGCGTATATTTCAACAGCCATTTTATTGCGCCGCCATTTTTTACGGCCTGAATAATGGACCGATCCGACGCCTCGGCAACCTCCATCAGCGTTTCGAGTGCCTTCTGGTTCGGCCTGCCAAACAATTCATTGCCGCCAACGTCTCGCGCGATATGGATCACATCCTCGTAGCTGATAACAGCCTGTTTTCCGGTTTGCAAATTAAACCGTAAATACAGCTGCCGGTTTTCATCCAGTAACGCCTCAACGCTTGTCCATTCCAACGGATACATCTGTATGGCAAAGCCGTTGGCGTCGCGGACAATATAGGCAAACGCATTGTTTTTTAACATGTACTGCCAGGCCAGACGCTGCCGAAACGCCGCACCGGTCATTATCGGGTTTGGCTCAGCCAGTAAGATTCTGATATACGGCTCCGGATTGACTTTAATATCCGTTTTCCCGTCTTTTTCCACGGTTTCCCGGATGTGTTTAGCGTTAAACTTTCCGGCCGCCTGAGTAAACGGCCTCACCATGGCCCGGACGTCGCCGCTGTCCAGCAGCTCCCCGCTCCATGTGTAAATACCGTTTCCTGATTCCCGGACCAGCTTCACAACCGTTTCGGTCGGGTTCCGGTCCTTAATCATATTTTTAATCCGTGTAAAAAATCCCATGTTACGCCCCTTCGTTCTCAACATTGACGTCGGAAAGATATTCCTCTTCGTGTTTTTTATATATTACGTAGGCGTTCAGCAGCGCTGCCGCGCCGTCGATTCGCGCCCGCGGATTTTTCCCTTTGCAGGGTTGTATGTTCCCGTTTTTATCTGATTCCACATTCATGTTTGACAGACACCATTTCAAAATCGGATGATTTTGATATATAACCCGCTTAGCGGACAGATCTGCTTTCAATTCCTTTAATGGGATAGATAGCGTTTGCTTTCCCTGTCGCACGGCTTCCATGGCGTTCGGCCCGAAGCTGGCCTGCATATCCTCCACCCAATACGCTGCAGCCCAGGCGTCATACCCGATCCATGTAATGTACGTATCCATTTCCTCTGAAATTTCCATGAACCATTGCGTAACATATTTCGGATGTAATTTGTTTCCTGGTGTCGTTCGTAGTAGCCCTTGCTGTTTCCAAATGTCATATGGCACTTTGTCTTCTTTTACCCGGATTTCCAGGAGATCTTCCGGCATCCAAAACATGGCCCGGATATACAAATGCCAGTCTCCCGGCATCCGGAACAGGACCACCGCCGCCGTCAAGTCCGTCGTTTCCGACAGATCTGCGCCACCGATTGCATACCGCGGCCGCAGCTGGCCGGTGTCAAATACGGCCGTGTTCAGGATCTCTTCGTATGTCATATACGCAGCTGCGCCGGTTTCTCTGATGTTAAAATCTTTGCAAACTAAGTTTTTAACCTTCAGGCTGTCCAGCTGCGCGCCCTTCACTTTGTCCGCCAGTGTCGCAATGGATTTTATGGTACCCAGGCCAGGGTTTGCTTTGATCCAGGCTTCCGGCTGCGTCCATTCGTCGCGCTTATCCAGCTCATATATCAATGGAAGGATCCTGTCATTGATGCATTCCCCGGTATAGCTGTCGATAACGCGCTCTATCTCTTCGTACTTGATGTCAAAAATGCCATCACGCACCGTGCCGGCTGTTGTGGTAATCAGAATCAGCGGCTGCCGCCTGGCGCTTATGCCGTCCACTACAACGTCATACAGATTGGTATCTTTCCAGGCATGCAATTCGTCCATCAGAGCCCCGTGAACGTTCAGGCCGTCCAGCGTGTCGCTGTCGTTGCCCAACGGCTGGAATGTGCTGTCATTAAATTCGCTACGCATCTCCGCCACCCTGGGCTTTATCTTCTGCAGTAACTCCGGGGACTTCTTTACCATCTTGACGGCTTCCTGCCAGATAATCTTCGCCTGGTCCCGTTTGGTGGCCACAGCATAAATCTCAGCGCCCGGCTCCTGATCGGCTATCATTAAATAAATGCCTATCGCGGATCCCAGCGTCGACTTCCCGTTTTTACGGGCCACCATCAAAATCACTTCGCGGAAGCGGCGCAGGCCGGTTTCTTTATCAACGAAGCCGAACATGGCCGCCACCATGGCGCGCTGCCACAGTTCCAGCTTTACCAGCTGGCCGCCATACTGGCCTTTGGACTGCCGGCAGAACCTTTCAATGAACAGAATGGCATGCTCCGCTTTGCGCGCGTTATATATCCACGGGCTTCTCGGATCCTTCATGTCGGCGACCAGTTTCTGATAAACCGCGTAAATTTTTTTGCAGACAGTGGTGCCGTTATTCATGGCCAGCCAGTATTCGTATACCGGATTTTTATCTTGCATTAATAAATGCTTCCAGCGGATCCACGTCTTTGTCGCCGCGGTTTTCCTTTTTGGCGTGGTCCCGATCGTGCCGGATCATATCCTCAATCTGTTCCATCAGCGTGCTGTATATCTTCAGCAAATCCATGTACGCTTTCAGGTTCGGATTGATGCGCTGGATAATCTGGCTGCCGTTCACAAATTCGACGACAAGTCCCTCTTCATCCAGCTTCGCTTCGGTAAATTCCAGCTTGCTGTTAATGTAGGCCGCTCTGGCCAGCAGCTTGCTGACTAAAACTTTTTGGCTCTCCGGAAGGTCCTGGTATATCTTTTGCAGCCGCCGGATCTCGCTTCTTTGGCGACGTGTAAAAAGCTCGGCATCTGCGCCCTTTTCGGCTTCGTTTTTGGTAGTTTTCGCGGGTTTCGTGGCAGTTGCCTTGGAAACAGGCTTTTTACCGCTTGTTTTCTGGCTTTTAGCCCTATCTGCCATTAATACCCCCCCCTATCTCATAAAAGCCCTGCGTATTTTTCGGAGGTTAGCCACCGGTCTGCACCGGCGACGCCCCCATTTTTCAAAACGGGGGGGCTTTGACTTGCCGCAAATCCCCGTTTTCATCAAAAAATAATCCATCTTTGACAGGTTTGTGATCCATGCTGCCATGCTCCAGATTGTGACAGTCCTGGCATAAATACTCCAGATTATCAAAGTTTAAAGTCACATCCGGATCCTCAATGTTTGCCGGCGTCAGATAGCATTTGTGATGCACAATTAAACCCGGCCTGTGGCAACGCTCGCACAATCCATGCACACGTTCAATGTATGCATCCCTGCAGTGTTGCCATTCCTTAGAGTTATAAAAAGCTTTCGCAAAATCTCTGGCCATGTTTTTCTCCCAACAAAAAAGCACCAGCCATTCAGCTGATGCTTTTTAAGAGGAAAGTATGAGAATCACTTCTGGCATAACCTGCCACTTACATCATAACACATTTCAATGTTACATTGTGTTTCATCTTTGTTTCATCTTGTTTCATCTTTTGTGGATAACTTCATTTTTCTGTGGATAACTTTATTTTCTTTAAAATGTTTTTTAACGCTTTGCGCTGTATGCGATAGATCTGCACACGACTATAGCCCAGCTTTGCTTCTATCTCTCTACGGCTGCAGCCGTTAACGTATATGAGCTGCAGTACTTCCCTTTCACAGCGGTCATCTAAATAATCAATTAGTAATTCCGCTTTTGCATATTTGTCCTGCAGCTTGGCTGTATCTTCTTTAATGTGATCAGACAGCTTTTCAATCTCAGTAAGTATTACGGCCTGGTCCGACGTCTTACGGTCCCAGCCGGGCGCATCTTTATATGCAACCGTTACCTTACTCATACAGCTGCGCAGCCGCTGGATCTCATCCAGATTATTATTGATTTTGTTTTTGCATTCAAGATATTGCGATAAAAGCGTAACCAGTTCAAATCTATCCATGTCATCACCGTTTCACTCGTACAGAATTTCCATACCCATTTCTTTAGCCAGATTTTTTTCTTCCCGGCAGCCAATACTTCGCTCCCAGCCATGGCACAAGTAGATGGAATCGCACGCCTTCAGTATTTCCAAACACATTTTTAAAATTTCTCTGTGTGACAGCTTAATATTCTGTGTCCACATAAAATTATCCAGCGGATTAATCAGGCACCATTCCTTATGCTCTTCTTTCAGATCAGAGCACAACGCTCTGGCATCTTGCCTGTTTTCCACTTCGTTGCCAGTAAACGGATGCGATACGTACACTAATTTCATTCCGCTGCCTCCTCGCGCCTTTCACACCATTGCTTTGCAGGACAAGATTCGCATCTCATATCTTTGATATCAAACTCATACGAGCATGTAAAATTTGCTTCTTTTACCATTGCAACCCTGTCGTCTGGATCAAACCAGTCCATTTCTTTCTTCCCACGATAATGTTTGTCTAATGCAGGGACTCTTCTCGCGCTAATTTCCGTAAATTCACATCCCTCAAAAGCTTCAGTGCATATTGCGATGGCCTTCGCCTTGCCGCTTGTTTCCGCAAAAACTACGGTCGAACAATCAGCATAATCTTTTAAATCATGAATTACGTACGCTTTCATTTCTTTACCTCTTTCTCCGTGTCACCAAAATGATAGTGAATGTCTGCGCCCTCAATCAGTCCGCGCTCCACTTCGCTGATCTGGTAGCCCAGCCCTTCCAGCCATTTATACAGCGCCAACACGTCAGAACGGTCTTCGTCGAATTCTGGCCAGCATTCATCCCACGCGGGTTCCTCACAAATTAATTCCGGGCTGTCGTTAAAAAGTGCCCATATAATTTGCGGCAATCTTTTAATAATCCCGTGCTTGCCAAAATCTAAATTTTTGATGGCGCCAACCGCTTTTTTATCTCCTCCAGCCGCTTTGTATTCTTTGCCGTTTACTTCCAACAGCTCCTCTAATTTGTCATCATCGGCGCTGTTATAACTTAATTCGTTATTAATCGCTGCAATCAGTGCACCCTCTATAACCTTGTCATAATTCGATTTCGTGACTTCGAATTCTGTTATAAATTTTTTTCTTAGCTCATACGACAGCCTACTCTGCTCCATCAGATAGTCCCACGCTGCGCTCATTTCCTTTTTCTTCTTAATTTCCGCAGCACTTTCCTCTTTCGTCTTTTCGGCCTTTATCACTTCCCGCCTTTTGCACAGCTTCAGATACCCGCCTGCTGTAATTACATAATACAAAGTTTCGCCTTCCGGTAATTTTTTAAGCACAGCTTCCGCTTTTTCTTTTTCCGTTTTCCATGTTTTGATTTCTATGCCGGGATACAAAGTCAGCAAATCATATCCCCAGGCGTCCGATTCCGTTATTTTTTCCTTTTTGCCCGGAAGGCCGTCAATCCATGCCAGCACTTTCGGCAACATTTCTTTCGTTTTTTCTTCCGATTTCGCTGCCGCGACCACGTAATTGAAATTATTTGTGCCAATTTCATCCAGCAGTCTGTTTCTGGTTTCCAGATTTTTGATACCGGCCAGCTTGTCAAAATCTTCAAGAGTCAGCTGTTTACCTCGGCCCTTCATAATTCTTTCCAGCTTATCCGGATCAAGTCGGCCGATCTCCGTGCGCCGCCTTATGGTCTTTTCTGTGAAGCCTGTTTTTTTAGCGATCCCTTCCACGCTGTCGCCCAGATCAAGCAGCTGCTGGAACCCCTTGACCTGTTCATATATTGTCAAATCTGCCCGCTGCATATTTTCCAAAATCATTGTTTCAATTTGTTTTTGTGGGGCCATTTCGACAACAGCACAAGGCACTTTTTTTAAATTAGCCTCTTTCGCTGCCGCCAGACGCCTATGGCCAATAATAACAGTGTATCCAATAACTTTTAACCCGGCATTAAAAGCTTCCTGCATTCTCTCTTTTTCTGCCGGGTTGCTACATCTCTGTATCTGGCCCGGTATTAACATTTTATCATCGCCAACCATAGGAACCCGGCGCGGCACAACTGTTAAATTTTGGTATATGCCATTTTGCCGGATGCTTTCCGTTAACTCTTTTAAATCCCCCAGATCTTTCCGCAGGTTATCCGGGTGTGGTTCAATTAAGCCCGTTAAAACCATTTCAATGTTTTCCATGTTTAGATCCTCTCTTTCCTCTTTCCCTTAAAACGGCACTTCTTCATCATACGGCTCTGGCGTGCCCATAGCGTCCCAGGCGTCCGGCTGTCGGTTGGCCGGCGGCGGCGTGTTCGCTGCCGGAGCCTGCTGCCCCCGTGCCGCGTCCGCCTTCCGTTCAATAAATTCCATGCTGGACGCAATGACTTCGCTGATCCAGTGTCGCTGCCCATCCTTACCGTCGTAGCTCCGGATCTGCAGTCTCCCCTCCACCAGTAAACGGTGCCCTTTTGTGCAGCTGTTCCCACACAATTCCGCTGCCTTGCCCCACAGCACCACCGGAATAAAATCAGCTTCCCGCTGGCCCTGCTGGTTTAAAAACGGACGGTCAACAGCCAACGTAATAGCACAGACAACTTTCTGCGACGGTGTATATCGCACGTCCGGATCCTTAGTTAACCGGCCCAGAATTACAATTTTATTCACTCTTTTTACCTCCTGTCAGTTTTTTCTTTTCACCTGGAAGCAGCCCTATCAGTTCTGCGCCCTTTATATTTTTCAGGACGTAATCCCTGTTTTTTTTCTGCAGGTTCCGCTGGCAGGCATTTTCATAGTACCGTCGCACCTGTGACTCTACTGTTGTCCAGTCTTTTGCCGGAGCCAGGCAGAGGTCACGCCAGCCATACGCCTCTACGGCCATCTTAATTTCCGGCGTGCTCCATTCCAGTTTCTCATACAGGAAACTGTAATGCATTTTGTCGCGGATTTCTTTCCATGCTTCAGCCCAGGTTTTTACCCGGTTCCCGTTTACTTCCCCTACCAGCTCCCGGCACGCTGTCAGTATTTCACATACAGCCGGCAAAAACTTTTTTTCGTACAAAATCAGGCTGCAGGCTTTCATCAGCAGGTTTTCCGGGATATCCTTCAGGGCCATTGTGTACGCTGCCAGCCGTTTAGCATCCCCTGCCTGGCCATATGCGGCAAACAGCGTCGCCAGGATTTCACTTCTTCTTTCAGGCGTTGAAGTCAATGATCTCACCGCCTTCCAGCATGCGCTGCGCAGCTGCCGCCCCGGCCACCGGATCATTTTTTCCGGCAGCCGGCGGATCGCCCCTGTTTTTCAGCACCTCTTCCAGGTATGGTATCGGCACTTTAGGCCGCGCCTTTGCAATCACTCGCAGCGCGTCACTAAAAGCGTCCAGCCCATACTCTTCCACCATGGCCCGGATCCGGTCCACTTCGAACAGATTTTTAACAGGGCGGACAGTGTTCTGATACATGTCCACCGCTTTTTTTATTTCGGCGTCGTCCCCTATTTGTGTATTACTGTCTCTTGTTTGATGATCATCATCTTTATCTTCTTCTTCTTTTCTTATTCTTATTCTACAAGCGTTACGTGACGTTACAGTAACGTCGTCCGTTACGTTATCCGTAACGTTACGCGTAACGTTACTATCGTTATTTTTCGTTACGTTTTCAGCAGCATTCCCCTGCCCGGCAGCCAGCATTTTTTGCCGGTCCCGGTACCGTTGCTGCCGCAGTTTGTTCTTTTCCGCTGCCGTTTCGATGGCTGCGCTGCCGCCCTGATGCTCTGCCCAGCCCACAATCTGCAGCAGGCCGTCTTCCCCTATGGCAATCATGTCAAATTTTTCAAACGTGGACAGTGCCAACCGGACAGTATTCAACGGCCGGCGTAATTCCTCTGCCAGCATCTCCGTCGTATATGGCACGTTTTTTGTTACATAAATCAGCCCGGCATTATTAATCGTACCGGCAAGGCATAGCAGCTGCACCCAGATCATCAGGATCGTATCTCCCTCCGGCAATGCTCCGATCTGCCTGATTTTTCGGTTGTTAAAAAGCCCGGTGGCCAGCTTTATCCATTTAAGACCTTCCATTTCACTGCCCCCCCAGGTTGGCTATTGTCAGCGCATACTTTTTGCCGATTGCATGAGTTAGGGGAACCGGCTGCAGATGGTATTTTTCCAGGAAACTCTCCTGCCCCAGCCGATGGCTTTCTGTATGGTGGATCCTGCACAATGGCAGTACCGCCATACCTATCTGGAAAACAGCATCCCTGTCCCTGCCGGCGCCGATCGCTTCCACATGATGCAGCTCAGCCGGTTTCCCGCAGACAGCGCAGACCTTGTGCATCAGGCATTCATAAACAAAACGCTCGATATCATCACAGTATTGTGCCAGCGGTTCTTTGACCGGAATGTTATTCGCAATGATGAAACTGGCCAGGAAATTAATAAACTCCCTGGCCGTTGTCATATCACAATCAGACAGCGAAAACAGACGCCGGGCAATGGCTTCCATTTCCTCCATCATAAATTTCAGTTTCATTAAATTTTTCACCACATCCGGGTCCATCTCGCCCATCCAGTCAGAAATATCCCGCAGCATGGCATAGATCCGTTTCCGCTGATCTGGAGTTATAAGCCGTCCGTCTGGAATTCCGATCTCCACCACATTGCCGCAAACCTGCAGGTTTTTCCACGCCGGAGCCTGGGCAACGATGACCATCAGACCGTCAGGCCTGATCTCATGTATTCTGCCGTTTATTATTTGCATGCGCTGCCGCCTCCTTCTTTAACGCTTCTTGCCATTCCTGATGATACAAGACCATGTTTTCCTTCAGGTCGCGCAGTAAAGCAGGCGGAAGAGATTCCACCTTTTCCGTCCCGTACTTATATTGCGCGATTTTAATGATTACATTCTGATACCGGAATTTTTTAACAGCCTCCCGCAATTCTGCCAGGGCCTTTTCTTTGTCTGCAGGTTTTGATATATCCGGATCCGGGCCTGCGTTTGGCTCCGGATCCGGAGAGGCGGGCGGAAGGTTTTTGTCAGGTTCCGGTAATGGATCCATAACCAGGCCAATGCCAAAAAAGCGCGCGGCCGCCGCCAGCGCTTTTTCCTGCGCAACGTCCCAGGCGTCCAAATGCTTTAAGTATGACTGTCCAGCGCGCTCCACTAACATAGAACAGCCGTAACCGATACCCACATAACCATTCGCGGTATCCGCTATCACCTTTGCAATTACGGCCTTCACGCTGCACAGCTTTTCCCCGCCGCCCGCGTCAATTACTTCCTCACGGCTGTATTCCGCTCTCCAATATGCGCCGCGCAAACCAATAACAGTATCCAGCGCAGCCAGCAGCCAGGACAGTTTTGCCCTGGGCTGGCCATCGCTGCCAAATTCCTGCGCATCTACCGGCACCGAGGAAAAATCCTGTTTTTCGGCAGGTTTGTTTTCTTCTGCCGGTACCTGTTTTGCTGCCGTCGCTTTTGTGGACCTTCTCATAATGACATCACCCAGCCCACCCAGCAGATGATCTGATACAGTAAATCAATCAGTAGCGCCGTTACCATCCCGGCAAAATACATGCTGTCAGTAAAAACGATTAAGCTTCCCATTCCAATTTCATACGCGTTTTTTATGGTTCTCATAATTTCCCCCTATGCGCTATGCGCTCTTTCCCTTTTCTTTTTCTTCCTGCTCAATGGCCAGGATAAACTCCACTAACGCGTCCGCAAAAATTTCCAGCGCCTGATCCGAAAGGCTGCCATCCGTCTGCAGCTGGCGATCTGTTTTTGTGTTATTCATACCCGAGCCTCCTTGCGTCGCGCATTATCCGCCTCCACCGTTTCCATGCGTGGGTTTTGGCGTGCAGATAAAAACGCCTTCTTTTTAGCCGAGAGCGCTGCGCCTTTTCGGCATTGGCGACAGCTATCTCCCGATTTTCGGCAGCCAGGTTTTCCCAACCCTCCTGTCCGAGTAATTGCCTGAAATACACCGGCGTCGGAATGCCCAGCCGGCGGCCCCTTCTGTTTTGTAAATTCATGGCTGCATAGTAAATCAGTTTTAAGGAGCTGCGCGGCGGAACATATGATAATTTGTTGTTGCGGTTCGTAATTTTTAAAACTTTTTCCACCTGGATGATCCGGCAGGTTTTTGCCTTTCTGATCCGCAGACAGTGGTATTGCGGCGGAATGCGCCAGCTGGGGGTCATTAAAATGCAGTGTTTTTTCATGGTTTTTGCCTCCTCTTTTTCCGGAACGCATCCGCATCCGGGCACGTTGCAAAATGAGCCTCAAAAGCAACTACGCTGTCTATACCGTCATAACGCACCGCGCCTTCCGGAAGGGCCTGCACGGTAGAGCCGTCTACCAGCACAAACGTGTGCCCACCAATCTGCACCGGCGTGGCCATGATCGCCCGACGGTTTATCGGCAGCCATTTGCCTTTTAGCGTTTTTATCCAGTAAATCGGAGCGCCGCAGCTTTTGCACCGGCCGGCTTTCAGTTCCGTATCAATATCAAACCTCATTTTTGCACCTCAATATCATCTATATTTCCCATCCATGTTTACCGCGATCACCTGCAGCACCAGCGCGCACATGATCCACGTCAGGCTTTGCATCCCTGTCAATTCGTGTAGCTTCGCGCCCACCGCTGCCCCGCCGCACATGATTGAGAATAGTACCGTGAACATTCTGGCCATATTATGCGCCCTCCAATAATCCACGCGGGACAAACGTTTTATCTGTCATTGCTGCAAGGGCAACAGCCGCCCGTTTAACATCATCATCTACTTTTGCATATCTCTTATTTTTCTTATCAGGCACTCGCACGCTTTCGTTTGGGAAAATATCGTTTGCCTGGATAAAAGCGATATAAGCAGCCTGCATATGCTTTTTAATCGCTGCCGCATAAACCTCGTAATGCAGTCCAATCTCTGCCGCATAAACCTCGTAATGCAGTCCAATCTCTGCCGCTTCAAAATCCGTTGTTTCCGCAATCAAAATCTGTTTCCCTGTAATTCTAAAAACATCTACGTCCCCACAAACCATGTGAATGATTTGAAGCAACAGTTTCCTTTCGTAAGCCCTGCTATATTTAAACTCGTGTTCTGTTATGGCCGGAACACTGATCATATCGTCGGCGATCTTGTATAACGACTTTAGCATGTTATACTTTTCGAGAGCCGCTGCCTTTTCTCCCAGGTAGCCATTCTCTGCCAGTTCCTTAATTTTTCGCAACCGTTCCAGCTTATCCATATTATTCCGCCTCCGCTTCGCTTTCCAGCAGCTTTTCAATTAAAGCCCGTCCGACTATCCCGTATGGAGTTTCGCCGCTTACGTTTAACTTCGGTACGCTGGTCAACGTTTTCAGGCTCAGGTCCTTTAACTGTTGTTTGTATTCGTTGATCCTTTTTTTACAAATCTCGTCCACTTCTCTTTCGCTGTACATTACTTCACCTTTCTGGCCCGATGCTTCTTCCGGCGGATCCTCCGGCCAGCGTTCTTTTTGCCGCTCCTTTTTTGCTGTTCCCTTTTTTGCCGGTTCGTTTTTCGGAGCTTCCAGCGCGCCCGCTTTCCTGGTCGCCTCTGTTATGCCGCTCAGGTTGACGCTGCCGATTTCCGCGTCCGGTTCGTCCGGCTCCATTTTTGGCAGCTCCGGAGCGCTCCCCGAAATCGCCGCATTGATATCGCCTACAGAGCACTGCAGCGCCAACGCCAGCTTTTGTTTTGTACTGTCTTTGATATTGGTGCTACCTGCTTTCAGCCGCTGCACAGTAGCGTACGCGATGTCGTGTTCAGTCTCCAGGTCATGCCTTGTCATGCCCAGCTCTTTCATGCGCTTTTCAACAAATTCCCACAATGGTTTTACCATCTTACTTTCCTCCCGGCACACTGCCGTCTGCCTCCACTATAATTACGCCTTCGTCAATCATCCCCAGAATAATTTCCTCTGCCGATACCTGCCGCTGGTTGATGCAGATGATCGTATTGTTGCGGCGATCCATAAACCTGGCCAAACGTTTTGTGCT